CTTCAACTTCCCCGATGGGGCGATTGCTCCGAACTACGGTGAAGTCTACTGGTTCAGGAATGACGTGCCTCATTGGGTCATCAATGACTCTGACACAGACCGTATCGCAATGATCGTCTGCATCGAGCCTAACGACCGATTCTCTGATGAGCACCGTAACCGACCGGTTCAACGAACTGGAGGGGACCTTTGAGATTGACCTGCTAGTCAAGCACTTCTTCTCTGATGGTCTCTATGCGAAACAGATGTCCCTCCCGAAAGGGTACGAGGCACTCTCTCACGCGCACAACTATAACCACCTCAGCCTTCTCGCCAAGGGACGAGTGACCGTTCGCACTGACGATAGTGTGACCGAGTACACAGCACCCGCAATGCTCGAGATTGTCGCAGGGGTCCATCACAGCATTACCGCCCATGAAGACGTGGTGTGGTACTGCATTCACGCTACCGACGAAACGGATTCTTCCGAAGTCGATGAAGTTCTAATCAAGAAGGAGTCCGTATGCCGTGGGCAGCCGCAGGAGCAGTAGCAGCCGCAGGGATTGGAGCAGTCGCTTCGTCCAGCGCCGCAAGTAAAGCAGGGGATGCACAGGTTTCCGCAGCACAGGCCGCTAACTCCCCTTGGAGTGCAGCGCAGCCTTTCGTCCAAGCAGGGTTCCAACCCTCCGAAGACGCAATGAATGCAGCGCTGACCCAAGGTGCCTATACGGGCCAACGGGCAGCTAACCTCGACCCCTACCAAACCCAAGGTGCCAACAGTACCGCTGCGTACGCTCAGGGTAATGGGATCAACACGGCGAACCAGTTCTACAACTCGGGTACGTCGATGATGGGTTCGGGGCAGGGCTACGGTAACAACGCCCAGTCCTTGTTCAACCAAGCCCAAGGTGACCCGACCCAAGGTTTCCTGAACACCGCCAACAGCTACGCGAACAACCCGTACACCAGCCAGATGATCGACGCTGCGAACACGGACGTACAGCGTGAACTGAACCAGCAACAGCTACCCACGCTTGCCCTGAACGCAGCCCAGTCTGGTAACACTGACTCCACGCGTACGGGTGTCCAGTCTGCAATCATGCAGTCTCAAGCGCAACAGAACATGCTGAACAACGCTTCGACCATTCGGGGCAACATGTTCAACACGGGCCTCAATATGGCTCAGTCGCAGTACAACACACAACAACAGCAAGCACTCAACGCCAACACACAGATGGGCAACGCCTACACCCTGGGTGGTGGTGCGCTCATCAATGGTCAGCAGGCCAACGCGAACAACTTCGACCAGATGCAAGGTGCTGGAGGCGTCTTCCAGAACCAGAACCAACAGCAACTCACTGCACAACAACAGCAGTGGCAGGACCAACTCAACACACCTCTTAACATCCTTGGTCAATACCAGAATGTCATCGGTGGTAAGTGGGGTGGTCAGGCTGTCAGTTCGGTCGGACCTTCGACTACCGCTGCTGCTCTTCAAGGAACCCTTGGTGGCGCTGCTTTGGGTAGTGGCCTTGGTCAGAAGCTTGGTAGTTACTACAACGCCCAGACCACGCCCACGAACGCAACGTATCAGTCTGGTGGTTACAACCCCTTGACTGACTCAGGTTCGTATAGCGGCTTCGATAACCCCGACAACTACGGCTAAGAGAAACTATGGACTTTTCGGATTACTTCTCCCAGTTTCTCTCGAATCTCGGTAGTGGCACTGCTGGCTACAACGTCTCAGACGCCCCGGGTGTCGCATCGATCCCTGCACCCACGAAGAACGGTCGTCCCTTTGATCCCACGGGAATCGATGGGTACGGCCAAGGGTACGTAGCAGGGAACAACACGGCCCCTCCGATTGCCCAGGCTGTACAGGCAACGCAGGCCGCTCCTAGCGCTCCCCAAGGGGCCTCTGCGGCTCCTCAGGCTACAGACCCGAACACTGGTCTCCCGGTACGAGCAAGTCAGTTCGATACGGGCCTTGGGATGCCTGGGTCCGGAGCAGGGCTTCTCTCGTACCTTGGGAACCCTGTGCTCAATGGGTCGCAAGACACGCCCATTTCGAACGCTATGGCTCCTCAGGCTCCCACGACTACCATGGGACAGGCTACGGCTGCTCAGGACCCGAGTAACCCCTACGGTGACATCGATCCCCGTATGGTCGCCATGTGGAAGAACCAAGCCCAGAACCCGAACAATGCACTGAGCAATAGCTTGATTGCTGCTGGCTCTGCGATCTTGGGTGGCAAGGACTTCCAGTCTGGTCTAGCTGCTGGTGGTAACGCCTTCAACGATACCTTCGACAAGACCTTGACGACCCAACGGGACCTCAACACTCCCAAGGTCGTCCCGATGGCCGATGGTGCATTCTCGATGGTTCAACTCCCGGGCCAACAGCCTCAGGTTGTACGGAATGATCAGGTCGCAGGGTTCCTCCAAGGTCAGAAGATTCTCCAAGGTCAGATCGAGCTTAACAAGGCCTATGGTGTCCAGCAGATGAAGCAACAAGGGCAGGATAACCAGCAAGCTCGTGCCCAAGGTTACGAAAACAACGCCAAGTTGCTCCAGACCAACAACATGCTCCAGAACATGGATGATGCTTACAAGGTCGTAGCTAATGACGATGATTCCGGTGCTCGTCAGTTGGCCGCTAAGTTCCCTGGTATGGCTGGGGCCTTGGGTGTCGATGGGGCCGCTAAGAACAAGATTCTGGCTAACGTCTCCGTGGACAAGCAGTTGGTACAAGGTGCCTTGCAGAAGGGCGCTATCACGAACCAAGAAGCCTCGGCATTCACCTCGGATGTCCCTTCGGCAACGGATGCTAACTCCGTATGGCGTGCGTGGATCGAACGTAACAAGCCGATCATGCAGAAGATCCAGGCGTCCCAACAGAACATCGTTAACGCTGGTGCTAATGCAGGTGCCCCAGGTCTCACAGCTTCTACCCCTGCTAGTTCCTCTACTGGTCCAGTCTCAATCAACTCCAAGGCAGACTTTGATGCCTTGCCTTCAGGTGCCACATTCAAGGCCCCCGATGGAACACTCCGAAGGAAACCGTAAATGGCCGATTGGTGGGATGCTGCTCCCAAAGCAAGCACGATAGATGTTGCATCAGATGCTGAGGGCGCTTCCCCCCAAGTTGCGGACTTGGCTCGTAGCATCTATCACCAAGAGTCCGGCAGTGGGAAGAACACAACGACTTCCAACGCTGGTGCTGTGGGCGGGATGCAGATTATCCCCTCCACGTTTCACTCTGTGGCGGATCCTGACTGGAGTATTCACGACCCAGTTCAGAATGCTCGAGCCGGTGTACGGTACATCACCCAGCTGCTCGACAAGGCTGGTGGGGACCCCGCTCTGGCTGCTGCAGGCTACTACGGTGGCCCGGGGGCTATCGATAAGGCTCGCAAGGGCATTGCCGTAAGTGATCCTAGGAACCCCAACGCTCCCAACACGCTTCAGTATGGGCAACAGGTAGTCTCGAGGATGAACGGTGGGGGTAGCGGATCAGGCTCTAACTGGTGGTCCTCGGCTCCCTTGGCTGATGATGGCTCCGATGCTCCCCAAGCACCTGATCCGGACCAAGTACCCAATGCAACCCCTGGGGTCTCTCAGGATGCTGCGTATGGCTTCAACACGCAAGGGCAGGCTGCAGGTACCCAGGCCCCTACGGATGCCCCACAGGCTCCTCAGGAAGCCCCTAGTCAGGCAGGGCAGGCCTGGAACCAGATCATCCACGGTGTGGGTAATGTGGTCCTCCACCCGCTCGACACAGCAGCGAAGATTGGAACCGCAGTCAAGAATGGTGCTGTTGACTTCGGTCAGAGCATGTACGATCACCCAGGTCAGACCATCGACAACGTGGTCCGGGGTATCGCTGATACGGCTACCTTCGGTGCTGCAGATAAGATCGCAGCGAAAGCGGACCAACTCACAGGTCGCACGGGTGACGCTACCTATGACCAGAACCTTGCTGCCCAAAGAGCACAGGATCAGGCCGGTGGTGCAGCGTTTCACGTAGGTCAGTTGGGGGGTGCATTCCTCCCGGGTGTAGGGCAGGTAGGCCTCGCTGCCCATGCTGTCGAAGCGGTCCCCACGGCCTCTAGGCTCCTCAAGTTAGGCGCTGGTGCAGGCGCTGGTGCTGCTGAAGGCACAGCGAACTACCTTGGTCACAACGATGGTCCTGTGAACCTCAGCGACCTCTCGGCCAATGCTGCCGTGGGTACCCTTGGTGGAACGGTCCTCGGTGCTATGAACAAGCATACCGGCGACCAGATGGCTGAGTCGTTCCTGAGGAAAGCTGGCGGTGCTGGTGATGACGCTACTCGTATCGCTAATGCCCAACAGGCCGCTGAGATTACCCAAGGTCTTCAGGGTCTTCAAGGTCGCACAACACAAGGCGACACAGCACTAGGTCCCGCAGACGCTAACGCTCTTGCCAACAAGTACACGCAAGACGCAGCCAATGCTATCCGTCAGGTTCCTAAGACCGCAGACCGTCAGACGCTTCTCCAAGCTCTGAACATGCCTCGTGCTCTCACGGACGATGAGGTAACAGCCCTCCGAGCACTCCCTCATGGGGACGCTGTAGCTGATGCTATCCAGATGCGCAACCGCGCTATGGCGATGACTGCTGCTTCTCCTGCCAGTTCCAATCCGATCTTGGCTATGGGACGCACAGGTGTCGATAACGGTCTCCTTGGTACCGCTGCGTATGCCACGGGTCACCCTGTCATCGGTATGGCGTTGAACTCTGGGTTCGCCCGGAACCTCGCTGGGCGCCTTTTGGGTGGCCGTGAGAACCGTACAGGGAACATTGCATCTTGGCTCAAGCAAGGGGACAACGCTGAGGCGTTCCTGAATAAGTACGGTAACTCCGCGGCAAACCAGAGTGCCCAGGGTCTCCAAGGGAACATCCAACAAACCCTAGCAGCCCAGCAGGCGTCCCAACAAGCCGCACAGGCTCAGGTGCAGCAGGTGCGTCAACAAGCCGCCCAAGCACAACAGGCCGCTACTGCACAACAGGCAGCACAAACTGTGGCAGCGAAGAACGCACTGACTAAGGCAACTCGGATGCCCATTGGTGGAGGATACCAAACACTCCTTCAAGGCGGCGCTTCTGGGTTAAACCTTAGCTCATCCGAGGCTAACCAAGGTCTTCGGGCACTGTCAAACCACCCGGTACTTGGCCCCATTGCAGACGAGTTGCGCCAAACAGGTGCCGTTGCTGATCCTAACTCCTTCTATGCACTCCAAAACGGTCTCCGAGGGATGAAGGAAAGTGGGTACTTAGGTCAACAGCCCACGGGTGCCTTATCGCAGGGGTTCAGTAGTGACATTAAGGACCCTCTCAAGTGGCAGTCGGCCAAGGAAAGTAACCAAGCCGCTGTAACCCAAGCGATTAGGCAGACAGCCGACAAGGATGTACAAGCTCTAGTCAGCAAAATGGGTGTTACTAAGACAGCAGCAGGACGCAAAGAGGCTTTTGATTCCTTCATGCGCACTCACACGGACCCTACGAAGGTCCTAGATGCCAAGAGGGTAGCTGAGAGCCTGATTACCTATGGGAAATAAGTGAAAACCATTGAAGTTTTGAACCTGCTGGAAGCCTTTGGACGCATTGAAGGCTCTCCGGCACTAACCAACGAAGAAAAGGCCGGCATCGGGAAGGAGATTCTACGTCAACTTCCCTTTGCACACCTTGCATCTGCCTCACACGCCTCTATTGAAGCCGTTTCTCGGTCCATTGGGGAGCGTGTAGCAACCTTGGAGAAAGAGAGTGAGCGAAGAATCGCCGAAGACACCCGGAAGATCGACAGCCCGGGTAAAGAAACACAAAAGACCCGACAGCCACTTCGCAAAGCTCCAGCAAACCCCTGAGGGACGTGCTCAGTTAGCTGAGTGGCGGTCTCGGAGTAGTCATTCTGGGCGTCCCCATGGGGCAACCGATGGGTTCACTCAGAAGACTCGTACCAAAATGATCGCTAAGGCCCGCGCCGAGGCAAAGGACCTAATGATTCATATGGAAAAGAAAGGATACGTCATCCCGAAGGATGAACATGCCAAGGAAGCCCTGGAAGTTGTGATTACGGAGATGCGCCGCAAGGACATTAGCCCTAAGGACAAGATTTCAGCCGCTGCCTTGCTCCTCACGTACACCCTGGCTAAACCGGCAACGGAAACGACCATGAATGTACGTAAAGCCGAGGACTTCTTGAATGACCTCGCTCTTGAAATGAAGGATGAGAAGTAAATGGACGCTCAACTAGCAGTCCGTAAGAGGCTGCTGGATGACTTCACCTTTTACGCCAAACACTGTTTAAAGATTCGGACGAAAGAGGGTTCTATTGAACCCCTAGTCCTCAACGAAGCACAAACGATCTTCGTCGCTAGCTGTATGAAGCAGCTTCAGGAGACTGGAAAGATTCGAGCGATTGTCCTTAAGGGGCGTCAGCAAGGTCTATCAACTGTAATTGAAGGGATGCTCTACTGGTATGTGTCTCAACACCGTGCAGTGAAGGCAATCGTGGTAACGCACTTGGGGGAGTCTACTAAAGCCCTCTTTGACATGTGCAAACGGTACCATGACTCGTGCCCTGAGGCCCTTCGACCCCAGACCAAATACTCTTCACGTAAAGAACTCGCATTCAACCTGCTTGATAGCTCCTACATGGTGGCTACGGCTGGCGGTGAGGGCATCGGTCGTGGAGAAACGATTCAGCTTGCTCACCTGTCCGAAGCAGCTTTCTACCCCCCTGCTACAGCCAAAGACAACATCAACGGGCTGTTCCAAGCGATCCCTAACGCCCCCGGCACGATGGTCTTCATCGAGTCCACAGCGAATGGCATAGGCAATCCTTTCCATAATATCTGGACTGCGGCTGTCGAAGGGAAGTCTGAATTCGAGCCTGTGTTCATCGAATGGTTCCTCCAGAAAGAGTACCGTGCGACTGTTCCCAAAGGATTCGAACGGACTCCCAAGGAAGACGAACTGGTCAAGCTGTACGGGCTGGACGACGAGCAACTGATGTTCCGTAGGCACAAGATCGCTGTCAACGGTGAGGAGCTATTCCAACAGGAGTACCCCTGCTGTGCTGAGGAAGCCTTCTTGACCACTGGACGCCCGGTGTTCAACCAGCAGCAGATGCAGACGTTGATCAACGAGTCCCCGGAAATCAAGCAGCGTCTTGAGCTTATTGGGGAAGACTTCGAAGCCGCCCCTCGTGGTGACCTGATCCTGTACCGCAATGTTGACCCAGGTGAGTCCTATTACGTAGGGGCTGACGTAGCGATGGGTCTAAAGGGCGGTGACTGGTCCGTAGCTCAGATTCTGGACTCCAAGAAGAGACAGGTCGGTATCTACAGGTCCCAAGTTCACCCTGACTACTTCGCTACCGTGCTCGACAAGCTTGGGCACTTCTTCAACACAGCGAAGATCGCAGTCGAGAACAACAACCACGGAATCCTGACTGCTACCCGTCTGGGCAAAGACCTTGCCTATCCCAACATCTACTTCGAGACCAAGGTTGACACACAGACCGAGGACGAGACCATCACCTACGGCTTCCGTACCACTGTCAAGACCAAGCCTCTCATTATCGACAAGCTTCGTGCTGCGTACCGTGAGAAGGACATCGAGGTCTATGACAAGTTGACCCTTCGTGAGTGCCTTACTTACGTGGTCAAGGACGATGGAAAGATGGAAGCGGAGTCTGGGTGTTACGACGATTGTGTCATGTCCCTCGCAATAGCGAACTTCATACATGAAGGCCACTTCACTCCCGTGGAGAGTACTTCTGAATATTACATCGAGATGATTTAAACAATGGCTAAGGCTTCCAAAAAGTTTCAGCCTGTGGATGACAGTGAACTCAAAGTTATCGTAGGGAAACACGTTCAATCGAGCGTACTCTACTATGACTCGAAGCTGTCCAAAGAGCGTATGGATGTGCTCCAGTATTATCACGGAGAACGCCCAAAGCCCGCTCACGCAGGTAATAGTAAATATGTCAGCATGGATGTCTTTGACGCTGTTGAATCGCTCAAGGCAGTACTGCTCGAGACGTTTAGTGCTGGAAACAAGATTGTCTCGTATGACCCGCAGACTGACGCGGATGTAGAGCCTATGCGTATAGCCACTGAATACGCCGATTATGTCGTGCACCGCCAGAACGACTCCTACGGCATCTTCTCGAGCATCATCCAAGATGGCCTGATGGCTCGTAACGGGATCGCTAAGGTCTATTGGAGCGAAGAGTACGAGGACCAAGAAGAAGAGTTCCACAACCTGGACCTTCAGACTGCCGAACTGCTCTCCAATGACCCTGATGTCTCCGATGTCTCCCTCGAGCACAACCCGGACACCGGGCTGTTCGATGGTACCTTGATTCGCAAGGTAGACAAGTGCCAAGTGAAGATCGATCCGATTCCCCCTGAGGAATTCCTGATCACCTCCACGGCTTCATCGATCGAAGCGGCTCCCTTCGTAGCCCATAGAACCCGAAAGACTCGTACTGAGTTGATCAACATGGGTTACTCGAAGAAGCTCGTCTACGCTATCGATGATAACGATGGTGCCGATGAGATGAACATGGACCCAGAGCGCCTAGCACGCTTTGAGGACCTTGGTGTTGGTCTCCTGAACCTGGATGAAGTCGAGAACCAGGAACAGACCGAGCATGTGATCGTGTATGAAGCGTACATGAACATCGATATGGACGGGAAGGGTGCCGCCAAGTTGTGGAAGGTCACAATGGCTGGCAACACCATTCTCGACAAGGAACAGTGCGACAAGAAGCCGTTCCTCTCGTTCTGCCCGGTACCCCTGCCCCATGCGTTCTATGGTGGCAACTATGCTGCCCGAGTGATCCCTACGCAGAACGCTCGTACTGTGCTGGTCCGAGGCATCCTAGACCATACCGTAGTCACCAATAACCCCCGCATGATGGTGGTTAAGGGTGCCGTGACGAACCCCAAGGAACTCCTAGAGAACCGTGTGGGTGGTCTGGTGAACGTGACGAGGCCGGATGGCATCATTCCGCTCCCACAGCCGGGTCTTAATCCCTTCGTATTCCAGACGATTCAGTTGCTGGATGACGATAAGGAAGAGGTCACTGGGGTATCCAAGCTGTCCCAAGGTCTCAATAAGGACGCAGTGTCGAAGCAGAACAGTCAGGCAATGGTGGAGAACCTTGTCGGCCTGTCTCAGCAACGCGAGAAGATCATCGCTCGTAACTTCGCCAATCACTTCATCAAGCCCCTGTACCTCGAGGTCTATCGTCTGGTTCTTATGAACGAGAAGAAGACCAAGATCATCAGGCTCGCAGGGAACTTCACGGAAGTGAACCCCCAAGAGTGGACCGAGGAAGTCACTTGCACCATCGAACTGAAGCTTGGCTACGGTGAGCAGGAAGCTGAGGCTCAGAAATACATGGGTCTCCATACGTCCCTCTCGGCAATCGATGGGGGCACTGGTCGCCTGTACTCGGAAGCGAACAAGTACGCCCTGATGCAGACCGCCTTGGACAAGACAGGCATCAAGCAGATCAACCGTTACCTCACTGATCCTAGCACCCTCCCGCCTGTCCAGCCTGACCCGAATCAAGTCAAGGCCCAGGAACTCGAGGAACGTCAGGTGGCTGTCCAAGAACAGATGGCTAAGACATCGGCCCAGAAGGTATCTGATCACGCGACCCTTGAACAGATGCGCCTCCAGATCGAGCAGATGCAAGCTCAGTTGGATGCACAGAACAAGAACCGTGAACTCGGTATCAAGGAATTCACTGCTTCGTCTGAACTGGCTCTCAAGACCCATGAACTGGACCTTGTAGAGAAAGAGATGGAGATGAATCCTCCGCAAACCCAAGCGGTCCTCAAGACCTAACGATCCCTCATGAGCGAAGAACTCATGCTCAAACGAGGATTGGCGGCTGAAGTGCTCCTGGAGACAGAGGCCTTCACCGTCGTCATCAACGAGCTATACAACCAATACCTTGCGGAAATCACTGAGAGTGACCTAGGAGCCAAGGAGAAGCGTGAGAACGCCTTCTACCAACTCCGAGCACTCCAGAACGTTACCGCAGAACTCCAAAGTTGGGTCTATGCCAAGGCCCAGCTTCTTACCCCAAACGAAGAGTAATCAAACACTATGACCACCCAATCGGGCGTCAACGCTGAACACACCGCCGCGTTGTCCTTTACTGAAGATGACGCAGCAGAACAATTTCTGTCTAGATGGAGCGATAAGGACCCTGAAGAGGTATCCGAAAGCCCTGAGGAAGAAGACGTAGCTCAAGAGGACGATGAACCGACTGAGCACGAGGCTGAAGAAGAGCATGAAGAAGCCGAAGGAACCGATGAGGACCCTCAAGAAAGCGACGAGGAGCCTACCGAAGACGACGACCAGGAAGTCGAAGAGGAAGACAAGCCTAAGAAGAAGGCTAAGGTCCTCGATGACGAAGCAAAGGTCATCGTTAAGGAAGGCGACGAGGAGCACGAGGTATCCGTAAAGGACCTGAAGCGTCTCTATGGTCAAGAAGCAGCACTGACGAAGAAGTCTCAGCAGGTTGCATCTCAACGCAAGGAAGTGGAAGCCGCTAACCAGAAGGCTGCTGCACAGATTGATCGAATCTATCAGAAGGCCGCTGCCCGTTGGGAGCCGTATTCGAAGATCGACATGCTGGTCGCAAGCAAGCAACTGGACGCTGAGTCTTTCACCGCCCTCCGCGCTGAAGCACAGGCTGCATGGGATGACTTTCGTTTCATCACCCAGGAAGTAGACACGTTCGTAGCGAATGCTAATGAACAACGTCAACAAGCAATGAAGGCTGCAGCAGTCGATGCTGTCAAGACCCTTCAAGAAAAGCTGCCCGGCTGGAACCAGAAGGTTTATGACGAAGTTCGGTCCTATGGGATCGATAAGGGCTTGGCACCCGAAGTCATCAACAACATGGTCGATGCCAATGCACTGCTGATTATCCACAAGGCAATGCAGTTCGACAAGGCGAAGAGTGTCGTGACCAAGAAGGTCAACAACACACCCAAGAAGGTCCTTAAGACCACCAAGGCAGTCACATCTAATGACGCCAAGGTCGATAAGACCACCAAGGCCAAGCAACGTCTCAAGACCTCGGGTTCCACCGATGACGCTGCAGACCTGTTCTTGGCTCGCTGGGCCGCTGAGTAATCAATCCCTCTCTCCATTTAGGAAAACACAATGAGCAATACCGCATTTAAGACGTACGACCAAGTTGGTATCAAGGAAGACATCAGCGACGTTATCTCGAACATCTCGCCTACGGCTACCCCGTTCCAGACGATGACCAAGAGCGAGAACATCCAGAACACGCTGTTCCAATGGCAAGAAGACTCGCTGGCTACGGTTGCTGTCAACGCAACGCTTGAAGGCGCTGATGCTACGGACAGCGTGCTGAACCCGACCGTGATGCGTTCGAACTACACCCAGATTCTCTCGAAGACGGTGCGAGTGTCGAACACGGCTGATACGGTCAGCACCTATGGTCGTGCCAAGGAAACGGCTTACCAACTCGGTAAGAAGTCGGCTGAACTGAAGCGTGAATTCGAATACCACCTCATCGGTATCTCGCAGAACGCTGCTGTTGGTTCGGAGTCGGTGGTTCGCAAGTTCGGTAACGTCTGGGGCACGGGTGCAAGTGGTGTTGCACAAATCTCCGCAGGTAACGTTGTGGACCACACGGCTACCCCGGTTGCCCTGACGGAAAACGACATCCTCACGGCTAACCAGAACCTGTATCAAGCTGGTGGTGAGGCTACGGTCCTGATGATCAAGCCTGCTGACTCGCTGATCGTGGCTGGCTTCACGGCTGCTGCTGGTCGCTACCGTACGTTTGATGGTTCGGCTGACCGTACCGTGGTGAACGTTGTGGACCTCTACGTCTCGCCGTTCGGTGAACAGAAGGTTGTCATCAACCGCTTCATGAAGGCTGACCGTGCTCTCCTGTTCAACCCGGTCAACTGGAAGGTTGCAGTGCTCCGTCCGTGGTCGCGTATTCCGCTGGCTATCACGGGTGATGCACACCGCGAGGAAATTGTTGGTGAGTTCTCGCTGAAGCACCTGAACACGGGTGCCTCGGGTGCTGTTATCGGCCTTACCGGCGCAAACCCGATGCTTCCGTAAGCATCTGAAGGATAACCAGTAGATTCCTGCTGGTTCCTTAGTTTCATCCTTGGGGTCCCTAGCGGCCCCATCCCAATTCCTTTACGTCCTGTGCTGCCCCTACTCTCGGTAGCACGGACCTTTTATACCTATGAAACAACTGCACGATATCAAGTTCAACTTCGATGACAACACAGACGGGTTGATCATTGAAAAGTCGCAGCACATTCCCGAAAGTTTCCTCGAAAACCTTAAGCAAAAGCGCTTCGAGTCTATGAATACTCGGGAAAGTGAATACCAGCATGTAGCTTCCGTCCCAGTCTGTCTCGTTGAGAAGTGGTTGAAGGAAGGCTACGATGTTCACCAAGAACCTATTCGTAAGACCGTGGCTAAACTCAAGGCAGAAGGTTTGGATTACTTCCTCGCAACGGGGAAGAGTGTTTGATGAAAACCTGCACTAAGTGTGGGGAGACTAAGCCGGATACAACAGAGTTTTTCAGGAAGGGATCAAAGACAGTTTCCCACTCTTACTGCAAGCCTTGCGACCGCAAGTACCACTATGCGCGTAGGCAGACGCTCCCAGGCCCCGCTGCCAGCGCTAAGTTTGTCAATTACAGAAACTCCGACAAGCGTAAGAAGCTCGACAACGACCTAACGCTGGAGTTCGTCCTAGAGAAGTCCTACGAACCTTGCCACTACTGCGGAACCCTCGATGGTTTCCGTGGGCTTGACCGTTTAGACAACTCAATCGGCCATCTCCAATCCAACGTCGTCCCCTGTTGCCACCTTTGCAACTACGCCCGTAATGATCACTTCACTCCCGAAGAGTTCAAGTTGATTGGGGCAGCTATCGCTCAAATAAGGAGCAACCGTAAATGACTCTTGCAGACCTCCGTTCCCAACTGCTGGCAATCCTTAATCGTAACGACTGCAGCACAAGCCTAGCGAACACCTTCATCAACCAAGCCCAGACTCGCATTGAGCGAACCCTTCGTATCCCTGGTATGGAGAAGTCCTCGGTAGTCACAGGGAACGAAGATCCTGCTACCGATGCCATCATCATCCCTGTGGACTTCCTGCAGATGAAGTACCTCTATACAGGCTGCTACCTGTTGGAGAACAAGGACATCGGTCACTTCCTGAGGCTCCCTAAGAACATTGGGGACCCGAAGTATTACTGTCGTATCGGTGCGTCGTACATGCTTAAGCCTGCGGTATCCCCGGGCCAAGAAGTCTACTTGGTCTACTACGCATCGCAGCCGTCTCTGGTCAACGATACAGACACCAATCTCTTCTCTACGGTCGCATCTGACCTGCTCCTCTATGCAGCCTTGTCGTATGCCACGGATTACTTCGTGGATGACCGGGTGACTGCTTTCGAGGCTCGCTTCACTTCTCTCTTCGGTGATCTGGTCGAACAGGCTAATCAGACCGATATGGAGCAAAGCGCACAGCAGATCGCCCCTGCATACAACATGGAGTATTAATGAGCGATTCCCAATCCAGTTTCTTCTATGGGACCGCAGTGGCCCCTGAGGTGAACTCCACGGATGCCCTGCTGGACGAGTTGGAGTCTCAGGTAGCTACGGTTACCGCTGCGAACACTCAGGCTCAACAGGCTTCCTCGGATGCCATTGCTGCTGCGAATAACGCTGCGATCTCTGAGGCTAACGTAGCAACACTGTCTCAGGAAGCCAACGACACTCTGTCCCAGGCTAACACCGCACTGGCTGCGGCGAATGCTGCTGTTACCTCCGCACAAGGGTCCGCTACAGACGCTGCTGGTTCAGCCTCTGCTGCCTCTGCTAGCGCCTCTGCGGCTTCCTCGAGTCAGACTGCAGCCGCTTCCTCGGCAACCACGGCTTCCACTGCTGCTACCAATGCAGGTGCCAGTCAAACGGCTGCGGCATCTTCGGCATCCTC